CACAGACGTTAGCCGGCGTTAGCCCGACTCCAGAATCAAGGGCAAGCATTCTAGTGAGTCGCGCAGCAGAAGTCACCCCACTCGGGACGACGGGAAACCACGCCGGTCGATTAACTTTCAAGGCCCGCACGGCTTACCGCCGAGCCTGCTTCAATAAGGGCCGCACGACGCCCGAGGCGACCTGCAGCCGAAATACCTTGTCAAACAACTGCCAGTGGCGAATTCGCTTCCTTTATTACTCAGGATCGATTTCGTTGAACTGGCAATATTCTTCCCACCCCATCCCCAGCGCCTCGGCCACCTCGCGGTGCGTCTCCAGGCGCATGGCCTGCAGCTGCTCCGGGGTTTCGGCAATCAATTGCAGCGCCAGCTCCCAGGGCTGAATGCCCTGCTCATCGGCCGCATCCTCGAATGCCCACTCGATCTGCTGGGCCTGCTCGCGCGCATCCAGCTCACGAATCTCTTCGAGTAGCTGCGGGTTGGCCTCGGCAAAGCGCTGTAGCGCCAGAGCCTGACGGGATTCTTTTGCAATCATTGAGCTGTTCCTCTGCCGGCCAACCAGGCCGGTGTTTCAACCGGCTGAAATCTAACAGCTTTTATTGGGATGCCACTAGAGGATTGCAAGGGGCGGCACGCATTGATTTTTCATCCGGCCAACAGCCTTACAACATCACAGGAAAAGCCCTATGGCAGGAGCAAGCAGCCCAGGCTTGAATGGAGCACCTTTTTTGGTACACTCCCATGGACTGGAACGACCCAACACTGAAAGCCCGCTTCTTCCGCACCAAAGCTGGCAATGAGCCCGTGCGCGAATGGCTGACTTCTCTCCAGCGCGCGGACAAACACCTGATTGGCAGCGAGATCAAGACAATACAAATGGGCTGGCCGCTAGGCATGCCCATTGTCAGAAAGCTGGACAAAGGCTTATGGGAGGCAAGGGTCAACCTGGTAAACCAAACCGCCCGGGTTCTCTTTACCGTGGAGGGAAACATCATGATCCTGCTTCACGGCTTCATCAAGAAAAGCCAGAAAACACCAGCACCGGACCTGGCCACCGCCAGGCAGCGCAAAGCCGCCATAGAGAGGCACCAGCAATGAATCCCCACATCGGCACCGACTTCGATGAGTTTCTGGCAAATGAGCAGCTTGCCGAAACGGTATCTGCAACCGCCCTCAAACGCGTGATCGCCTGGCAAATCGCCGAAGCCATGAAAGCGCAGAAAGTCACCAAGAAGGCACTGGCCGAACGCATGCACACAAGCCGAACTGCGGTTGACCGCGCGCTGGATCAGAACGATCCCGGCATGACACTGGCAACCCTGGCCAGCGCAGCACGAGCCCTGGGGCAGCGCGTGGAGGTGCGCCTGGTACCAGAGAGCGCCCCCGCCTGAGCGAGAATCTACTAATCAAGATTCAAAAACAAAAAGGCGCCCGATCTCACGATCAAGGCGCCTCTTCTGGAATATGGGGTGGACGATGGGAATCGAACCCACGACAACTGGAATCACAATCCAGCGCTCTACCAACTGAGCTACGCCCACCATATTGCGGTGTTGCAGTGTTGCAGTACAGCTTTACAGAAGCATGGTGCGGACGAAGAGACTCGAACTCTTAAAGCTTGCGCCGCTGGAACCTAAATCTGGTGCCAGAGCTTGGTCAATTCGCGAAACCCTTTAGATACAAGGGCTTGGCGCGCATCTTACACAGGTGGGACACACTATGCAACGCTAAATTCGTGTCCCAAGTGTCCCCATGTGTCCCGGTGTGTCCCGCCCCGTTTTGGGTGGGCCCACGGTCGCCGCTCAGGGCCTACTCTGCCCGAGCCACGAATCAGAAAATGTGTCCCAACTAGGCTGTTGTAGCCTCACCATAGTTGAAGAACGTGTCGCGCTCTACCGACTCAAAAGCGGTCGGCTGTGCCGGTGCTGCCTCTAGCGCATTGCGCGCCTGCATCAGATTTTCCGGTGCCAGATGCGCGTACCGGAGTGTCGTGTTGATGTTCTTGTGGCCCATCCAATGCTGGACGGAGGCCAATGGGACGCCGCGCTGTACCAGGCGCGAAGCGCAGGTGTGGCGAAGCATGTGAACGATGAACTGCGGGTCTTCTTCCATGCCCATGTAGGCGCGCAGAGTGGCCCACTGGTGACGCAAAGACGAAACGGTGAGCCCTTCGAAGGTAGTCAGGTTCATCCGTCTGCGGTGCAGGATGCGCGCCACGCGACTGGTAGCCGGGATGGCACGGGCGTCTCCATTCTTGGTCTGTCCGGCGTACAGGTGGATCATTCCTTCCTGGAAGTCAGGAGCACTGAGCCCGAGGAGTTCAGCACGGCGGAACCCTGTATCGACCGCCACAATGATGAAGTCATGAAGACAGTTGAGCCCCAGGTGCTGGCACGCCTTTAGGACGTTGCCCTCCTCCTCCGTGTTCATCCAGCGGATACGGTGCTTGCCCTCTTTACGGCGGATCATACGTGGCACGCTGAGGAGCCAGTTGTGGTTCACAGCGGTCTTGAGGACCATAGAAAGAAGCGACAGCTTGCGGTTCACGGTCGAACCAGAGTTGCCCAAGTCTTCAAACTCCAGGACCATTTCGGTGATGGTCTCGGTCGTGATATCGCTCAGCAGCGTGTCGGCCCCTAGTGCTTTCAGCACGTTGCCGCCATTGAGTGTCATCGTTTTTTCAGACTTGCCACCCTTCCACTCCAGGCGGAATGTCAGGTCGTAGGCTTCTTGAAGGGTCTTGCGGGATTTCAGCGGGGAGATGGTGCCGGTGCCTTCGCCACGTACCGCCTTGGGTAGCGTGGCCCTCCTTGCTAGCTCTCTAGCCTCATCGGCCTTCGCCTCTTCCTCTGTGGCGAACGTTTGTCTGTAGCGGTCGTTGCGTGACCCGAGTGAAACTAGGTATCTATTTCCCTTCCTGTATATGGGCATTTTTGTCCTCTGATTCGAACAAGCTTTCAATGAATTTGCGCCCGGCGTCCGTGAACACCAGTTGCTTCTTACGCCAATCGTTCGGGTCTTCCTTAGCGACCAGGAAGCCCAAACCAGCGTCCGTGCGCCCACCACGCCCATAGCTCGCAGCGTAGCGGGATGCGACAGCTACACCTACCCCAACCAAGTCGGCCATTTCTGAGATGCCCACAGGCTCTTTTTGCTGGGCAAGAGTGAGCAAATAGATGACTTGCCGAATCGGCATTTTGGGGTCCAGGTCGTGGAACTTCTCAAGTGCCGTGACCAGGCTTGTGATCTGTGCGCTGTCCATGTTGTTTGCTTACCACCCTGTTGAAAACCAAGTGAAGGCCCAATAGCCAGATGTGATTCTCACAGATGGAAAAGTAATAGTCAAGGATAATTCCCGAGCGCGAATATGTCTCAAGGAAGAATTCCCAGCCGAACAATGTCAAAAACACCCCTATGAATCCTTTTAGTGAGCCTGTGACGGATTATTGTCACACCTGGAAAGGTATTGTTCAAGAGACATTTTCTAATACGGCTAGCTATCAGTAGAGCAAAATTATCACATGCACGAATGAAAAAATCTCGAAGTCTACGCCTGTCGACACGCCCGTGACATCACCATAACTGTAAATTTATACAGTATTTATCGGCCGTGAATAAAAATTCTCAGCGCGATAGTAGCGTTGTGACACGTTTGGCTTCATGAAGTGAGCCGATCATGCCCTATTCGCAGCAGAACGCTGCACGGATGGAGCTACGGCTCTGAGAGAGGATATCCGCCACCTAAAGAAACCTTCATTTATCACCCAAAGGTCTCAACAACCGATTCAGTGGAAAAGGCATTCCCCGTAGCTTCGAGCAATGCCAAAATAGTGGCATACGTACCAAAAGGACACGGGAATGCCATCGAACGCATATGTGAAATTTCACAAAACGGCACGCCGCTGTGACACGCTTGTCACTGCCTACAACACCCTTCATGCCAATGGCAACGAAGCACCAAAGGACATCGTGCGGGGAGCCGTAGTACTTGCCGTAGCGGCTCTCGATGCCTATGTGACAGATGTTTTTGTCGAAAAGCTTGCTACCTACCTAAAAAAGCACAGGCCTGGCGATCAGCTAATCGAACTACTCTTCTCTGCCGGACTGGACACTCGCGAAGCGCTGCACCTTCTGACGAACAAGCGGCCTTACAGGCGCATCCGTAACCTGGTCCGCACTTATTACGCGACGTACACCACCCAAAAATTCAACGTCATCGACTCGGTGTTCAAGGTCTACGGGCTTAAAAACCTGACCCAAAATGCAGCGCAAAAATCTGGCAAGGCGCATGTATTAACCCGAGTCGAGAACCTTGTTGAGCGCCGCCATGAAATTGCTCACGCAGGCGACTATAACCAGCACAATCGAATTCAGGATATCGACCCTAACAGGATCAAGCTGTGGCTGACCGCCCTTGAAGACCTGGTCAAAGGCATGGATGAAATTCTCTGCCTAAGAATTCCCACACCCGCCGCCAGGCCCGCAAGAGTAGCTGCGGTCATCGCAGCGCCGATCCCTGCCGCAGTTGCCCATGAGGCAGAAGAAGCTGAGGCTGAGCGAGACGAGGAACTGGCACAGGCTGATGAGGAAGCCGAGGGACTCGCACAGATTTTTGAATTCGTGGATGAGCGAATGGATGAAGAGCTGGAAGAGGATTACATGGACCGCGCTGTGCTGGAGGAAGGTGAGTTCGATGATGCGTAAAAACAGATAGTCGAACCTCCACACGCCCAGAATTTGCCGCTGAGGACCCAAAAAAGCCCCACAAAGGGCCGATAAAGGCCGCTTGTGAGGCAGGAAAAGCGAAGCGCGGGATTCTTAATCTGGTGACAGGCCCTGTGTTTACTGGGGTTTCCGGCCATGCGGGACACATTCCGGGACACATTGGGCTGCCGCTGGGCCACTTGGGGCCTGCCCGGAGGTTTCCTGAGGGTGGATTCTGACCGCTCGCTGGGGGCACCGGGGGGTAGTCGCGGCCTATCAATTTCGAGGTGAGCTCTCAAATTTTTGCAGCAAAATCATTTGGCTCCGCTCGCTGGTACTATGGTGGCTTTTAGGAACCACTCAGAGGGACGCAATTGAGATTTGTAGCGCTGGCTTTGCTTTTATGTGTAGGGGCCGCAGATGCCCAGGCCGCAGTGAACGGCCGGTTTAGGCAACTGGGTATTGGCACGATGGGGTGCGGGGAATTTGTCCGTGCGGCTAACGACAACATCATCCAGGACGGTGTAGGGATATGGCTGAGTGGTTACTTCACGGCCTACAACAATGTGAAGGACGGCAACGATGATGTGACCAAAAAGACTGGCCCCGACGATTGGACCCTCTGGATACAGCGCTGGTGCCAACAGAATCCACTGAACAACGTAGGCAGTGGCGCTGAGGCCTTGCTGATGACCTTGAGGGCCGATGCGATCCATCTGCCTTCTGCTCATAAAGGAAGGTGATGGTGATGTTCTTCTATTAAGGACCACTAGAGATGAATCAGTGACTGCATCTCCATGATAGACCATTAGGAAACCTCAGTTAGCCCCCCTACCCCCCATAAAGAGAGTGGAAAGGTAAGGTTCCCAATGGTCATCATCAGCAGTCAAGCCATGACGGACACACTGAGGTTTCCCTGCAGTCCGAACAGTGTCCGGCACCACGTAAGCCGTGATGTAGCCCCCGGATGAACGTCTCCGTCATCCTATTGTGGTCCCTCGGGGACTTGGCGGCGAACGTGCAGGGAACGTGCCTACTTACAAGCCAAGCGCTCAGCCACGATGGAGCCCATTATCTGCCGACCACGTTCGCCAGGCGCATCTTGCACACGCTTCGCCGCTTCGGCCTCAGTCTCCACCCAGGTGACGGAGACCTCCTTTCCGGTCCCAGCGATGTCAGCGGTGAACCGCGTGAACCCAACATAGGCTCCGAAGCCGTTCTTTCCGTTTGCGGAACCGCAGATATACCGATGCGGCTCAGTCCCTTTGATCTTAAGGTCTTTGAATTTAACGGCATCGGGGTCGCGGAACTGAGCGGCAATCTGAGGCTTAGCAGCGTTGATAGTAGGGTCGCCGCCATCCGAGCATCCCGAAAGAACGACCATCAGGAATGCTGAGCCAATGAGTAATCGCATCATTTTCCTCCTTGAGAATGGCGGATTATGGCTCTTTGCTGGCATCTGTGGCTACCGGGCTCCGGCGTTGCCTCCCATCCAGCCTTTGTTGCGCTGAGCGCGGCCCAGTACGTGGCCCATGAATTTCTTCAATTCGGCGTCCATGTTCTTGGTCCGCATCTCCTGGACAGCCTTGTCGTTGTCCCGAGCCATGTGGTCTACCCAGTACGCCACGGCCATCGCCAGGGCATCGAGCCGGTCATCATGAGACAAGGCCCCACGGTCGCGTGTGAGGCGCGTGAGCTGGTAGAACAAGCTGTACTTGATGTCTGCCTGGGCCGACTCAAAGTCCCGCTCAATCAGCTTCTGGTCCACGATGAGACGGTGCTGCGTGAGGACGGGTTCCAGGGTGTCGATGATGCGCTGCTCTTTCTGCTGCGAGTGCTTCACCTCTTCGACCAGGCAGCGGTGATGCTTCTGCAGGATCGGCTGGAAGAGTTTGGTGTACATGCCGTCACCGAAGTTGGCTTCGATTATGATGTGGTTCGCTTGGTGCGCCTTGGCGATCTTGGCGAGCGTCTCCAGTGTTTCATCGGAGTAGCCACCACGGAGGCCCCCAGCGGCCACCAGGAACAGGTTGCCCATGAGGACTTTCACCACGGCATAGCCGGTTTCGTCCTGACCACGGCCCGAGGGGTCAATAGCCATCACGCATCCGGTGTACTCGCTCATCTCGCTGGCGTGCCACATAGGCCGGTAGAAGCGGTCCCCGGTGAGCGCAACGGTGGGCATATCGTTGATACAGAGTTCAGGCGATGCAGCCCAGGCCAACTTGACGTGAGCCATGATCGGGTTGAGGTTCATCACCATCAGGTCTTGGACCTTGAGCGGGAACTTGTCACCGTCACTGAGGCTGGTGTCCAGCATGAACTGGAGAGCGAAGCCAGCGCGGCCATACGAGGCCATACGCTCCATCAGGTCTTTCTCATCGAACCTTCGCGGGTCCGTTGGCTTGCCTGGTAGTGTTGGGTCAGCTTCCATCGCTTGCGTGATGAATGGGGCCAGGCTGCCCTTGTAGTGCGGCACCTTCTGGAGTGTCGGGTACAGCGCGGGCCACACACGGATTTCATAGCCGCGTTCGGGGAGCCGGTTGTACAAGGACATCTCGCACTGAGGTGTGCCCAGGTAGATGATGCGTGCCGACTGGAGCGGCTTGAGGATCGCATCGAATTCCTTCACTGCCTCGGACAGCTTGTCCCGCATCATCTGCGTGGCAGAGTTGTTCGGGATTTCGATGTCGTCCGCAATGATGATGTCAGCACGGGAACCAGTGATCTGGCCCATGATGCCCACGGACTTAACCGAAGGGGACTGGTCAGGAAGCGCGGGGGCAACCTCAAACGCCACCATCTTGTCGATCTGATCCGGCCCCGGCTTAAGGTGCTGGAGCAACGGCATTTCGTGGATGAGGCGTTTGACGAAGGTGGAGAACGCATCGGCGCGCGCGCTGGAGGCAGACACTACCAGGATGCGGAGCTGGGGGTTTCGCCACAGGAGCCAGCACACGAACGCGGCTGTGACCCATGACTTGCCCACTCCTCGGAAGGCTTCAATGACGCATCGCCGGGGACCATGTTGCAGGTATCGGGCGATGTCGTATTGGACGGGGGTGGGTTCAGGGAGGTTGAGGTGTTTCCATACCAGGTAGATAAACTTTCGAAAATCCTCCTGGGCTGGGTGTACTTTAACGCGGTCAGCCATACGGCGAAGGGACTCCTTGGGCCCGCGCAGGAGCGAGCCAAGGCAGAGCCACAAGGCCGCCCAGGACGCGCCTGGGGGCACCTGTTATTGTTGTTAGGTTAGAATTGGGGAAGTGGAACGAGAGCGGACTATGAGTGGACCAAAAAAAACGAAGGCCCCGCCAGCGATCCAGCTGGAAGAACTCCTACAAAACGCAGTGGACTCAATATGTTTAGGAATTGAGGACTACGAACTTAGCGCTATCAAGGGCAAAGAAAGGCGAGCCATATCAGCCGCACGAAATATTTATTCCGGCGTCCTACTGCTTTTCAAATATCGCATCGGAGCGCTTGCCGCCACCCCCGAGCAAGTTATAGAACTCCTGCATAAGCCACTCAAAATCAATCCACACAGAAATTCCACTGGAGCAATCGAGTGGCGTCCCACGCCCCACCCCAAAGAAACCATAGACACCGTAACGATCAGGGCGCGGCTCGAAGAGTTCGGAATCTTCCACGACTGGGGAGTTGTAGAAAAACTTCGAAACTGCCGAAACGACCTAGAACATTTCCACCCGAAAGCGCCCACGAATGAAATTCAAAAACTGATCGTTGACCTGTTCCCAATGCTTCAGCGGTTCATCCATGAGGAACTCAGTGAAAGTCCTTCCGACCTACTGGGCACGGCCTGGGACTCCATGGTGGCGGTGAGGGAGTTCTATGAAAGCACTCAGCTTGAGGCGGAGCAAAAATGGAAGGCGGCTGGGCTTCCAGACACTGCTTGGCCGTTTTTGAGCGGCTGTATGTGCGGGTACTGCTATTCCTCCCTGCTGCAACCACTCAAGGCGAGCATTGACGCGGGACTCACACCGGATGTGATGGAGTTTGAGTACGAGTGCATCAGCTGTCGAAACACTGGCTCGGTTGTAGAACTATTTGAAGAAGAGTTTGCAATCAACAGAGAAGATCATTACTCAGACACTGTATTGATTAGGACTTGTGACAACTGCCACATGACGACGTTCTCCTTAGTGGACGAATACTGCCACTGGTGCGGAAAGCAGGACCGATGGCCGCGCTGCACAATATGCAACACACCAGTAGGTGAACACACAAAGTTCGCCGGCGGGAACTTATGCGACAGATGTGACGCAGACGAATACATGTACCAAAATAGCTAGCGAGCCAAATGAACTACATTTTCATCATCAAATACCGGAAGGTCGCTTAGGTCCCCCATCGTAGTGCCCTTGGGAGCCAGGGACTCAATCTTGTTGTCTTTCAGGAACTGGCGGATGACGTTGAGGTAGGCCGGAGCCGGTGGCGAACGCACCAACTTCCCGTCCTCCATCACACCTTCGCCGTCGATGGTCACGGGGACACCCCGCATGATTTCGAGGCACCACACGGCGAACTCGTTGTGGACTACTGCAAGTTCCTTTTCGGTTGCTCTATCCGAGGACATGGTGGACTACCATTTCGAGTGCTTTGGGGAAGCCGAGGTAGTTCACGGCCATGGTGATAGCTACGCCCAAGGCGAGCCATTTGATTTGAGTGAGGTTGTCCTGGATGTTGGTCAGGGCCTCATTCAAGGCTTCGGTCATCTTCTGGACCACGCCCAGTTCTTTTTCTTGCGCCTCCACGCGGACCTCAAGACGGGTCACGCGGCGGTCGATTGTTTCGCTCATTGTTGTTTTCCAAGTGGTGGCCCCCAGTCTCCCGAGGGCGAATCAATTAAGAGGTTGTGGTGGTCTGGACCCATAGGGCCGTTTGGGCTTCCCCGGAGAGCCTGAGCGCCTCCTGGAGTTCGGCCTTGGTAGCCTGGATGGTGCTGTTGTTCGCAAGTACCCAAGTGATGGTGTCGGTGTCGCCCAGGGCAACAATGGAGCGAGCCATGCGGTTCTGGCTGGCCTCATCGCCGTTGAAGGTATTACCTGCGGTGGTGGTTACTGTGATGGCTGCAACGGCATCGGCGCGGCTCAGAACGAACTCCATCCGTGTGGTGGAGCTGGAGACCACAAAGTCCCCTACGGTCCCGAAGTCCCCTGCTACTGCGCGTGTGAATAGCTCGCGCCCGTAGTCGTGAGTGTCATCCTGGCTGGCCGTGAACGGGGCCTCACCAATCCCCGTGAAGGTGACAGTGAGGGTCACGGCGGTTTTGTCAGCATTGGCATAGGCCGGGCCCGAAGCCGTGGTGTATACCGCTGGAGTGGTGCTGGTGATATTGGTATCAGTCATTACGCTACTCGCAACATAACGGTGGCCTTGTAGCCGGAGGAAAGGTATCCGCACACCATCCAGGTGCCGGATGCTGTGACGGAAGATTGGTAATTGTAGGAGCCGTAGTAGATGGCAGAGCCCGCCAGGAGCGTGCCTGGGGCGTAGTTACCGTTCGCCCACATGAAGGCGTAGGTGCCAACCGCGCCCACTGCGAGCTGGCCGGTGTACGCCCCTAAGTTGCCGGCGTGGATGATTGGGTAGGACACGTCCCCCATGGACCAACCACCGACCTTGAACACGTTGTCCGTGTCGATGCCCAGGTAGCAGGCGTACTGCCCCTCCCGAATGAATGCCATGACGGCGGAGGCATAGTCGTTGGAGCCGTTACCGATGGTGAGAGCATTGGCGGCACCAGTGGAGGTGATGTTGGCGATGGCGGGCGGGTTGCCTGATGCAAAGCGCATCCCCGTTGTGTCGTGCGTCGAGCCTGCCTTGAGGTAGTCAGATATCGCGAAGTGTGCGCTGTTATACACCGTGAGCCAGCCGGACCAGGTAGTTGCTGCCGTGGCGTAACGGAAGAAGCGCTCAGTGCCAGAGGAGAACTCCTGGCAGATGGCGGTTAGCGCCGATGAGTCCTTCCACTGCGCATGACTCACGAGGACGCCGTAGGTAGGGTCGCCTAGACCTGGGATAGCTAGTCCTGCTGGCCCCCCGGAGATGATCCCCACCTGGGTGCCTGTGCCGTACAAATCCGCTGGGGTTGCAGCCGCCATAGTGGTGCTTCGGAAGTCCACCACAGCCCCCAGACCATGCGCCAGGTGGGACGGGAAGTATTCCAGCCCTGTTTCCGTCGAGTTCTGCCGAAGAGCTTGGAGCGCTTCACCGGAGGCGGCTGGCAGATTCAAACTCGCAGCGTACCCGGCTGCCTGCTGCTCAGAAGTTGCAGCGTTGGTCTCGCTGGTTTTCGCAGCGGCCTGAGAGGCGGCACTGGCTGCCTCCGATGCCGAAGCTGCGGCTGCCGAGTCCGCGGCATTGGTTTCGCTCGTTTTGGCAGCCGTTTGGGAAGCTGAGGTTGCGGCTTCTGCGGCCTGAGTGATGGTGTTGAGGTCGTTCACAGCAGTCGTGTGAATCGCCTCCAGGTCACTGTTGGCGGCTGTACGGATAGCAGTGGTCTTGTCGATGGAGTCCTGCTCAATCGCAAGCATGGTGTTCTTGAAGTTGACGTTCATGTAGTTGAGCGTCATCAGGTCTTGCGCATCTACAGGGTCTGCGAAGTCAGTGGCACGGACGCCTTGCCCATCCCATACGCCATCAGCGGTCAGGTGGATGCTGGCCTGGGTGCCGTCATACGCCTCCTGGGCACAGTACAGGTTGTAC